GTATACGATTATGATTATTCGATGAATTCCTTTTGCTTTCAGAGAATTTACGTATCGCGTAACGGGTCAGTAAGAGCCGCAAGCATCTAATTAGGAACGAAAGAAACGGGAAACGCTCATGCTGTCCTATCGGCGCGACGGGGAGAAAGAGAGACTATCATGTATATTCAAAACAAATATTTTGTCGACAAAGGTTATCCAACGCTTGCTCAGTTCAAAGCATGGTGCAAGAAGTTTCCGAACCCGTTTCAAGAAGGGGAAACCCCGCGCTATTATCAATCAAAAATTGACCCAAAATATTTTATGTCGCTGGAACGGGTCCGCGGCGATGGGTTGTTTGATAAATATGATTTTATCGGGGTTACAATCCGAACCGTGCCGATGTGGACAAACCCTACATATACCGATATCGACAAACTAGAAATTGCAAACAAGTATTTTCCGGGAGTGCTTGAAGCCTATTCTAACGAAGTATACGGCGGATAGACATAATCAAACATCGAATCATATCTGACCTAACGGATTGACGGGGAGAAAGGGATTATCATGGAAAAGAGAACTGTATTAGTATTCGAAAAAATGGGTATGGACATTACCGATAAGGACTATGCCGGAGACATTGGGAATCATCGTGTAAGGGCGCGCTTTGAGGACAACTTTTTACATAATTGGTCATTCGTTCGTTGGTTTATCTTAAATAATACGGGGGTTATGTTTGAGAACATTATTCTAAAAGCATAATCACGAGCCTTACGCCGCCGGACGTATTCCGGCACAAACCCGCAAGGGTAGAACGGAAGCACGAAAAGAAAGAGAGGGGTAAAAAGATGAAAAGATTAACAGAAGCAGAGATCAAAGAACTGAGAGCCGAGGGGATCACGCATTTAGCGACGGTCGTTAAAGGGTGTTATTTTACAGAATATTGGCACGTCGTGAGCCTTGATCGAATCGAAAAAAATAATCGGTATTGGATCCCGTGTCCGATTCGTCAGTTGCCATCCGGCGCCGTATGCCGGGTCGGTGTAACAGAAAAATCGATTGACTGGACAACAACAGTTGCACTTATGCGCGTGTATTATGTCCGGAAGAATGGTGGTAAAATCGTATGGAACAGATGAAACGTTTTTATCTAGTAATCGACACAAGCAACAAAAAGGGCACGAAACGATATGCCTACGTACAGCGGGTAAGCAATAACGTCAACATCTTACACGTTATAAGTGGTGTTGCCAGAGCCAATAGTTTCTATGGGCTTGATCCGTTTTTCGTTGAAATTGCAAGGGGCAAAGCCGACGCCGAGAATACCGCGAAAAGATGGAACGATTCACACAAGGCGCAGGGCGTTTATGCCCTGGATTATATGGAGGGCGAAACATTATGATTCAAACGGCACTTTTAATCCTTGTCATTGTATTTGCGGTCGGTTGTGGCTTGTATTTTATCTACGATATCATAAAGTCGTAACATTATCGTAACGTTAGTGTAACAATAGTACGTTATAATAAACAAAGATGGAGGTTTTTGAAATGAACGCGAAGAAAAAATACTTTTATGATGATTTGGGCGGCAGAGATACGCCGGAGAAATATTTGCTGGAGTATATCCGCGAGGCGTATATCGATTATGCGGAAAGCAGGGAAGCAAAATGAGCAAATACATCATTAAACGGACGCGATACGGAACGATACGACTTGCGTATATGTGCATGGATTGCGGCGCGGTGATCGACCCGGACGAAGAGACGTGTTTTTATGATGAAGAAACGGAAGAACTTCGATGCGCCTTATGTTTCCAAAAGTGGATGAAATACTATGAGCAGGACTGTAAAAGCGCAGTGGAGGAATTACCGGAAAGCGCATTGAGCGAAGTATATGACGATACAGACGTTTAGGAGGAGGATAAAACCATGAAGTGTTCAAATTGCGGGAACAACAAGGGCACAATTGTTCTGAATGATGAAGTGGTATGTCCGAGGTGCTATCTTGACCTCACGGACTATATGCGGAACGAAGCAATCGGAGGCGATGGCGATGGCGTGGACTTTTAACCGAGGTGGGAATAAATTCGGCGCGAAAAAGGTATGGTCAGACGGGATATGCTTCGACAGCAAAGCGGAAGAGCGCAGATATCAGGAACTAAAACTTCTCGAAAGAGCAGGAAAAATCTCGCACCTGTATGTGCATGTCCCTTATCAGATCATCCCGTCCGTCGTGCTTGACGGAAGAAGGCGCCCGGCTACGACTTATATAGCAGACTTTACCTATGAACAGGACGGAGAACAGGTCGTAGAAGACACGAAGGGCGTGAAGACGAAGGACTATATCATCAAGCGAAAGTTGATGAAGCACGTCCACAACATTGAAGTAAAGGAGGTATACTAATGTCAGATAACGAAACCGTTAAGAACGAGATCATCCGAGTAGAGCAGTTGCCGATTATTAGAGAGAAACTGTCCGAAGTATCGGCGGCGGCGCAGGAAAAGATTAAGAATGCACTATCTTTGATTGTGTCCGAGGAAACAGTGAAGGACGTTAAAGCGGTTCGCGCCGACTTAAACAAAGAGTTTGCCGACCTAGAGGCACAGCGCAAGGCGGTCAAGAACGCGATCCTTGCCCCCTACGAGGAGTTCGAGACGATATATCGAGAGTTGATATCAAATCACTTCGCGGCGGCGGATACGGCGCTTAAGGGGCGCATAGCGGAGGTTGAGGACGCGCTTGTAACAGAAAAGGAAACGGACGCGCGGGCATACTTTGATGAATTGAAGGCGCGAGAGAACTTGGACTGGATAAACTTCGAAGATGTTCCGGTTAAAGTCAACCTCTCTTCGTCCATTAAGTCGATTCGGGATGCGTGCGATACCTATATCAAGGGCATCGTTCAAGGCATCTCCCTGATTCGCGAAACGAATGCAGACCTTGCCCCGGAAATGCTTGTCGAATACAAGAAGGTCAGAAATCCATTAAATGCGATTCGGAATGTAATGGATCGTAAAAAGGAACTGGAACAGGTCACGGCAAGCGAACAGGTCAGAACAGTACAGCAAGACCAAGAACGCGAACGTCAAGCGCAGATGATGGAGTTTCTGCCCCCGGCGCAAGCACAGATTGTTCAGAGCGAGAAAGCGCCGGAGAAGATTTATACGTCGGCATTCAAGGCAAGGGGAACAAAAGAACAGTTGCAACGGTTAGCGGCGTTTATGCGGGCATCCGGCATTACCTTTGAAACAATCAAGCCGGAAGCAAAGCCAACGCCAGAACCAAAGAAGGAAGAAGCAGAAGAGACGGGAGCGCAGGCGAAGGGATGCTCGGAGGTGGTATTCGTACAATTCAAAAAAGAAGATGGCACATACGGCGGCAGGAAATATTCCTATCTTGTGCCGCAAGAGTATGCACAAAGCGTTGGGGAAGGGATGGAGGTACTTCTCCCCGAAAAGAACGGAGAGAGTCCTAAGGCGGTCGTGGTGGGCGTAGGAACGATTGATGACGTGCCGGAAGAAATTCAGAGCAAACTAAAAGCAATTAAAGGAGTGATTTAATCATGGAAACGAAAAAGTACATATTCAGAGGAGACCGTTCAGGCGTGTTTTATGGCGAGATTGCCGAGCGTAACGGTCAAGAGGTCACAATCAAGAATTGTCGTAGGCTGTGGTACTGGAACGGCGCGGCGAGCCTTTCGGAACTGGCGTTGACCGGAACAAAAAAACCGAACGAATGCAAATTCACCGTAACCGTGCCGACGCTACAGATATTGGATGGTATCGAAATTATTCCGGTATCCGAAGCGGCACAAGCGTCTATTGAGGGGGTATCGGTATGGACGGCGTAGCGGTTGCGGCTTTTTCGTCAAAGGGCTCCGGCGACGGCTCCGGCTCCGGCTCCGGCTCCGGCTCCGGCTCCGGCTCCGGCTCCGGCTCCGGCTACGGCTTCGGCTCCGGCTACGGCGACTACGGAATCAAGGCAATAAATGGACAGGACATTAACATGATCGACGGGGTGCAGACTATTGTCACACATCTGCGCGGAAATATTGCCAAGGGCGGAATCGTGAAGGGAGACCTCACAATTGAGCCGTGCTACATCGTAAAGCAGGACGGTGTCTTTGCGCACGGGGAAACGTTGCGCGAGGCACAAACGGCGCTATTGGAAAAACTGTTTGACGATATGCCGGAAGAAGACAGAATCGCGGCGTTTATCGCGGAGTTCCCGATGCTTGATACCGTGGTTAAAAATCAATCACTTTTCGACTGGCACCACCGTCTTACGGGTTCGTGCGAGCAGGGGCGGAGAGTGTTTGCGGCAAACCACGGTATCGACATGAACGGGTCAATGACCGTCCGCGAGTTTATCAATTTAACAAAGAACGAGTACGGCGGACAAACAATCCAAAATCTACACACAAAATACGTGAAGGAGTGATTTAATTATGGCTTATGAAATGACAAGCAAGAAGCAAATGCCGTTCTCCGAGGTAATGAATACGGATATGGCAAAGAAACAAATTCTGAATGTGCTTCAGGACCCGAAGCGTGCGGCAAGGTTCACATCGAGCGTGATTAGCGCGGTTTCGGCAACACCCGCGCTCAGGGAATGCGAGCCTACTTCAATACTGTCTGCCGCTCTGCTCGGGGAAAGTCTCGAACTTTCTCCGTCACCGCAACTCGGACACTATTACATGGTGCCGTTTCAGGACAGGAGCGCAGGAATCAGCAAGGCAACCTTTATTCTCGGTTGGAGAGGCTACATTCAGTTAGCCGCTCGATCGGGGATGTACAAGAGAATCGTTGTGTTCGCAGTCAAGCGCGGAGAGGTAGTAAAGCCGTTCAACATTCAGACGGAGCAAATTGAACTTTCGTTTATTGACAACGAGGATGTTCGGGTCAAGTCTGAAACGGTCGGGTACTATGCCGCATTCGAGTACATCAACGGGTTTCAGAAGGCGATGTACTGGACGAAGGAAAAGATGATGCACCACGCGCTCACCTATTCGAAGGGGTTTGCCGCGAAAAAGGGATACACCTTTTGGGAAAAAGACTTTGACGAAATGGGAAACAAGACCATGATTCGTCAACTAATCGGTAAGTGGGGCATCATGAGCATCGAACTCAGGCAGGCATTCGAAGCCGATACCGACACGGACGAACCACCGGATTTTGACAGCATGACCGATGTTACGCCGAAAGAGCCTCAGCCTCAACCGGAACCGAAGAAACGTGTTCAGAAAAAGGCAGAGCAAGAACGGTCGGACGCAGACGAATCGGAACTACCGTTCACTTTGTCCGATGATGATGCTCCGAACGGACAAGAAGATATGTTCGACCTAGAGAACGGTTGAGAGAGGATCATTTGCCATGAAGCATCACGTAATTCAGACCGGAAGCGACGGTAATGCCGTTATCCTACAAGGCGAAAAGGACGTGATCCTCGTCGATTGCGGAGTGAGTTATGCGAAACTTGCTCCGTATCGACGGGCAATATCAATCGTTCTTCTTACCCACATTCACGGCGACCATTTCCGACCGGCAACGATTAAGAGGCTTGCGCACGACCGTCCGATGCTACGGTTCATGGCTCCGACGTGGCTACTATACCCACTACTTGACCAATGCGACGTGGACGAAAGAAACATCGACCTCGCACAGATGGACACAACCGCAGTATACGGAGAGCGAATCAAAGTGCGCCCGTTTGAACTCGTTCATGACGTTCCGAATTGTGGATATGAGATCACGCTTGATAAATCGAGGATTGTCTATGCGACAGACACATCTTATATGCCGGACATCTATAATGCGGACTATTATTTCATCGAAGCGAACTATAAAAACGCGGAAGAACTCGCGGCAAGGGCGTATGCAAAGATAGAAGCGGGTCAATATGTGTACGAGAACGGACTTCAAGACCGACATTTCTCGCGCGAACAAGCAATAAACTATATAATGAAAAACGGAAAAGACAACTCGCAGTATGTGCTTTTACACGAACATAGGGAAACAAAGGAGAAAGAAGAATGAATAACGTTACACTAATCGGACGGCTGACAAAAGACCCGGAGGTCAAGAGCACTCAAAGCGGAAAGAGTTCGCTAGGATTCACGATTGCCGTTGAGCGTCCGACTAAAGACAGAACCGCCGACTTTATTAACTGCGTGGCATGGGAACAGACCGCAAACATTATCGGACAATACTTTGTAAAGGGATCGAGAATCGGAATCGTCGGAGCAATACAGTCACGATCATGGGCGGGCGTGGACGGTAAGCGCGTATATGTTACCGAGGTTCTGGTGAATCGGGTTGAGTTTATCGACCGAAAGCAGGACAGAGAGCGGTTGCAAGGCGATGAATCGCCCGTATCATCAATCGAGATGGACGAAGATATAGATGCACCGTTTAGCCTTTAACGGAGGAGGATAACATGGACGAGGTAAAGGGAAAAATTCTACGAGAATTACAGGAAGCGGCGGGAAACGCCGAGTGGTCGTCCTCACGCGAAGAGTTGATGTATAAAACAGGAGTAAGTGACCGACAAGTACGACGTGCCATCCATGAGTTGCGACGCGACGGGTATAAGATCATATCGTCACCTGACTGTGTCGGTTATTGGCTCGGAACATCCGAGGAGTGGAACAATTTTTGCGAGAAACAACGCTCAAAGGGGATCGCAGGAATGTTCAGAAAGACCACGGAATATGATAAGCAACTTCGGATCGTAGCAGAATGAACTGTTGGAAAACGTGTGAACATTGTGGTGGTTGTTCTCTGTGCGAGGACTGTGAGAACGGACAATACTATGAGCCGGCACAAATAGAAATTGTAAACCTGCCGGAAAAGGAGATTAAAAAATGAACAAAAGAACCGTCATTTCGGTTATCGCACAAGACAAAGAAGGGAGATAAGCAAATGAGCAAATACTATTTTACATTCGGATCGGCGGGGCAACTGTATTGCGGCGGGTGGATTATCATTCACGCAAAAAGTGATCGCGATGCAAGGGAGAAGTTTAAGAAATATTACGGCGTGAAGGGAAGCACGAGAGAAGGATTGATGAACTTCGCCTTTTCGTACACCGAACCAGAGTTTCAATCAACCGATATGCCGACAAAGGGAAACATGGGTGCGTTCTGTTGGAACGAGATCGTATGAGAAGGGAGACGAAAATGTTTGAAGTGCTATGTAGCGGATGCGGAAAGAAAATCGGGATTGACGGTTATACGTATAAGCACGAGAACTATTGTGAGAAGTGCTTTGAAAAGACCGTATACCCGGCGCTTAAGCGGTCATGTATGGACGATTATTATGAGCAGTTATAAGAAGGGAGACAGCCGTGTACATTCCAAGCGGAGACTATCTTACGATACAGCAGTACATGAAGCGTGTGGGTGTTGAATCACGGTCAACGATCATGTCTGCGATCAAATCAAACCGACTAGGCGGGGCAATAAACATATCGAAAGGCGTATGGATTATCCCGGAGGATGCGGTAATCAAGACAAAGATTCTTAAACACGGACACGCCATAGGGGTAAACGCATGGATGCGCGGCGAGATCGAGCATCAAAACGAGTTGAAGAATTGGGAACTCCGAAAGCGGCAGTTGTTTCAGATATGGAAAGAGCAAAACGGAATCGTTGACGACACGCGAGGAGAGTCACCGCATGACGATTTGGATTAACAACACGCCGTATCCGAACATTCTTTACGAGGAAAAAGATATTGCGACAATCTTCAACGTCGCGCCGTATGCAATCTATAAACTCGGAGATAGAATCCCGCGGCACAAACTCTTGACGCTTGATACGGGCGGAAACGTCGTTGAACTTTACTTCTATAATCCTTATGAGATCATCCATTGGATTGAAGAAAACAAGGACAGAAAAGAATCGGAGATATTTTGGAAGCAGAAATGAAAGCAGGTGTGTGTCTTGATAAGTAAAAACTCAAGCATCGGAATCACCTATCAGGTTGTGGTCGTAAACCACGGCACGCTGAAAGGGTGTCCGGTTACGCGGTTTATGATACGGGATATTATTCAAGGGCTTCACGGAGAAACGATTACATATTGGGCGTCTGTGTTTGAAAACCTTGACCTGAACGTTGGCGACTCGGTGCGGTTCATAGACATTGACAACATTACCGTGTCGTATGACCCGGAACGGAAAAAGGTAAACCATTTTTTCAATGCGGTAGTAGATGTTATTCCGAACAAATCGGTCGAAAACGATGAACAGAAGGGAGAAAACTAAGCCATGACGCAGGATGAAATGGAATACAAAGAACTTGCAAACGCAATTATATTACAGGCGGTTAAGGATTACGAAAAGGACTATGCAGACCTTAAGACGCTCGTTGCCAACCAAGAAAACGAACATCAGCAACGATATCTTCGGCATTGCCTAGAAAAGATTGATTCGTTTTTTGATAGCGAGTGGTGTGCCTCCTTGTCGCGCGACGATGTTTCTCGCTCATGGGAAAAGAAGAAGGCAGAAATACGCGAACGGATCGGGGAGGTAGAATGAAAAAAGCGTTTATTTGTTCCGCATACAGAGGAGACATCCAAAAGAACACGGAACGAGCAAAGCGATATTGCTTGACCGCGATTGATCATGGGTATGCGCCATTCGCGCCGCATCTTCTTTACCCTCAGTTTTTATGCGATGAGAGCAGAGCGGATCGATACGCGGGAATTCAGTGTGGGCTAGAGTTTTTGAAGTGTTGCGATATTGTTTTGGTTTTTGGCGACATTACATACGGGATGAAAAAAGAGATTGACTTGGCGGCAGAATTAAAAATACCGATTGAATACATAGGAGGCGCGAATGATTGAATACACAAACGAAGATTGCATGGTAGGCATGGCAAGGTATCCGGACAAGTATTTTGATTTAGCGATTGTTGATCCGCCGTATGGGTTGAACATCGCTAAAGAGAAGCCGCGCATTTCGGGTAGATGGAACTACATCCCAAAACAATGGGATTCATCTGTGCCGGACGAAAGTTATTTTACTGAATTGGTTCGAGTGTCAAAAAATCAAATCATATGGGGTGGTAATTATTTCGCGTTGCCGCCGTCGCGGTGTTGGGTTTTGTGGGATAAGCAACAACCGGTTGATAATTTTGCAGACGGAGAAATGGCATGGACGAGTTTTGATGCAGTTTTATCTATTTTCCGATTCTCTTTTTGCCTGAACAGGGACAAGATTCATCCAACCCCAAAACCCGTTGCCCTATACAAATGGCTACTAACAAACTACGCAAAACCAGGCGACAAAATCTTAGACACGCATGTCGGTTCTGCATCGTCGCTTATCGCCTGTCACGACATGGGTTTTGATGCGGTTGGGTTTGAGTTAGACCCCGACTACTACAAGGCAAGCAAACAACGGCTTGAGGACTTTATGGCACAACCGAGACTTGAAGAAGCATGTAACAAAGAACTTGAACAAATTCAATTGATGGAGGTAGAATAGTGAAATCGGCAAGAAAGGATGGCGGCTATCATGAGTAAAGACCCTGCATTCCTTTTCTATCCGTCCGACTTCTTGACGGGTACGATGTTCCTGTCGAATGAACAGGTCGGCGCGTACATACGACTCTTGTGCGCTCAACATCAGCAAGGACATTTACCGCAACGCGCAATGGAAATGATGTGCGGCGGCATAGACGAGGAAGTATTTTCGAAGTTTGAGCAGGACGAGAAGGGTTTGTACTACAACAAACGGCTCGACAACGAATCAGAACGAAGAACGAACTATGTTAAGAGCCGAAGGAAAAACCTTGCTTGTGAGAAAAAAGAGTCTGATATATCCCATATGGACTCCCATATGGGCGCCCATATGGCGCCCCATATGGAGAGCCATATGGCTCTCCATATGGAAAATAGAAATGAAAATGAAAATATAGATAAAACTAAGAGTAAGAGAACACTATTTATTCCACCAACGGTTGATGAGGTGTCTGCCTATTGTCAAGAGCGACGGAACAGCATAAGCGCAGAAACGTTTGTGGACTTCTACACGTCAAAAAACTGGATGATTGGAAAGAACAAGATGAAGGATTGGAAGGCGAGTGTTCGGACATGGGAACGGAACCACAAGGAGCAATCGGCATCGCCAAAACAAAACTTTAAGGGCGTGGAGTACAGCGACGAAAAATTAGCAGAGTTTGAGGACGATCCGAACGAACTGATTGAACGGTGGAGGGAGAAGACATGAACTTACCGAAGCGACTAATTCCTGTTCGGTTCAGGATGAAATACTCCCGAAACAAAGCGAATCCGTATTACCTAGACAAGAGGTGTTTCGTAGAGCGTAACGACGGGAAGCCGCTCACCTATCCGATACCGTTTACATGGGCGCATTTAATCGCGACACAAATCAATCGGTCGTTCTCGGCACAAACAACGGCAAAACACGGGAAGGTAATACTTTTGGGAACGCTCCGCATCGAAGGGAACCCCGTCGAGGAAAAGAGTGCACCGATTGTAGCCGAAGATCGAAACGGCATCCTTGTATTGGGAGAAAATCCAGAGTATACGGAATCTATTACCAGTGCGGCAATCAAGGGAGAGGAGTTGTTTATGAGCCGCATCACCGCGCTTCCGATTGAGCACAAGGTAATCATCTGTTGTGAGTTTCATATCAACTCAAAGAAGCGGTACACGCTTCCGCTATGTCAGGCGTGGGCGTTAGACGTTCTTCATCGCTTGAACATCATCCGCTCCAAGACAAGCGAACAGGTTGTTTCTATGGACGGTTCAAAGATTCTCCGTGACAGAAAACGCAAAGAGCCGTATGTAATCATTACAATATGGGGATTAGGAGAACACTACTCTTCAATTGTTCAGCGGAAGCCGAATGCGAAAAGAACGTCGAGAAAATGGATTGTGAAAGGGGTAGAGAAATGACAGATAAACAGATGAATAAAATCAATGCGATAATGTATGATCTAACATTATGTTATGACAAGGGATTTATAGAAAACAAAGCGGAAACCCTTGCATATCTTGCCGGAATTAAAGACATTATGTCCATGCTAGGCTACACATGGAACGGCGCGGAGTTTGTGGAGGTTCAAAAATGATCAAGGTAGCGAGTCTGTTTGATGGGATTGGCGGAACGCTGTTATCGGCTGCGATGTGCGGTATTGAGCCTGTATGGGCAAGCGAGATAGAGCCGTTTCCAATCAAGGTAACAAAGCACCATTTCCCGAACGTTAAGCACTTGGGCGATATTACAAAAATAAACGGTGCAGAAGTTGAGCCAGTTGACATTATTGTTGGCGGTTCGCCTTGTCAAGATTTGAGTGTAGCCGGGAAAAGAGCCGGAATGAAGCACGCAGAATTTGGTGACGAAGAAACAACAAGAAGCGGTTTGTTCATGGAACAAATACGAATTGTAAAGGAGATGCGAAATGCAACAAATAAGCCTCGATTTATGGTCTGGGAAAACGTGCCCGGAGCCTTCAGTTCAAACAACGGAGAGGATTTTAGAGCAGTCCTCGAAGAAACGGCGAGGGTTGCCGATCCCACAGTATCAATTCCTCGATCTGTCAACGGCTGGGCAAATGCTGGGAGCATCTTGGCAGACGGATTTACCATATCATGGCGCACGTTCGATGCACAATACTGGGGAGTACCCCAACGTCGTCGTAGAATCTACCTTGTCGCAGATTTTGGAGGACAATCCGCACCCGAAATATTATTTGAGTGCCAAAGCGTGCCTAGGGATTCTGCGGAGAGCCGAAGCGAGGGGCAAGGAATTGCCGGAGATGTTGAAAGAGGCGTTAATAGCGCAGAGCCAATAGTCTTAAATGATCAGGGCGGCTCCGTAATGGACGTATCTAACAAAGCAGCAACGCTTAGAGCGGAAATGCACGGACATGTCCCCGTTGTCTGCTACGGCATCTCGTCATACGCATCAAACGCCATGAAATCCAGCAATCCGCACAGCGGTATATACGAAGCCGACACGTCCAGAACGCTTGACGCAAACGGCGGCAATCCAGCGTGCAATCAAGGGGGCATTTGCATTGTAAGCGAGCCAACACTAATAGAAATGACATCTACAAAAAATACAATCGTTGAAGATGGTATATGTCCAACACTAACGGCAAGAATGGGAACAGGCGGCAATCAGGTAAATGCGGTGTGCTCTTCGGTTGGTGGTTTCATGCAAACAATTGTTGAAAAGTCGCCCACCTTGATGGCAAGAGATTACAAAGACCCTCATGTTGTTTCTCAACAAAATAAACAAGTCCGCCGATTAACGCCCTTGGAGTGTTGCAGACTCCAGGGCTACCCTGACGGATGGACAGATATACCAGGGGCAAGCGATTCAGCAAGATATAAAGCCCTGGGCAACAGTTTCGCAATTCCAAATATATTATTCGTAATTCAAAAATGTGTTGAAATGATGAGGTGTGAAGTATGACTGAAACAGAAGTCAGGTTCATGCTCGAAAACCGCGCCGATATCATCAAGTCTATTGCGGTCATGTCAAAAATGCACAGAGAAACAAAAGCGGAAGTCATCGAGGCGGTTTGTCTGTCCGCGACATGCTACGACAAAGACCGCATCCAATCCGGCGGCGATGGCGACACCGTGACACAGACGATCTTAAAGGCGGAAAGAGAATACAGAGACTGTTTGAAATCGCATAGCGACATCCAGTTTTTATGCGAAACGCGAGAGCGGCAGCTGAGAGATTTAGACATGTGTCGGCGGAATCTGCTACAAATCGCGCAAGAGATACTACGACTTAGATTTGATGAAAAGTATACGGTAGCGGAGACAGCGACGTACACAGGCAGACCGAGCCGGACGATAGGCAAGATAACAACGGAGTCGATTAAAACAATAGCGGGGCTGATGAGCCGGAAGGGGTGGTAGGGATGAAAAAAGCGTTTATATGTTCGGCATACAGCGGAGACATCGAAAAGAACACGGAACGAGCAAGGCGATACTGTTTGACCGCGCTAGATCATGGGTACGCGCCATTCGCTCCGCATCTTTTGTATCCGCAGTTTTTGCGTGACAGCGGGGCGGGTCGATACATAGGGATTCAATGCGGACTAGCGTTTCTGAAGTGTTGCGACATCTTGCTAGTGTTCGGCGCGGTGACAGCCGGGATGCATACAGAAATTGAAGCGGCAGAAAGGCTAGGGATGGAGATCGAATATATCGGTGGGATTAGCGACGATGCTTTATATGTGCAATCCAAAAATAAACACCGAGTGTAATAAGCGGGGATGTCATATCAATAGCGGCAAGTGTTTTATGACAAAGAAGCGCAAATATCGAAAGATCGAGGAGGTAGAACAATGACAACCAGAAAAAAGATAAAGTATTACGTCCGAATTGTTAAATGGATGTTTAAGCACCGAGACGAAAGAGATTGCAGGCAGAAGTGGCGACGGATGGAGCGAGAGTTGAGGAGGATTGAGTGATATGGATAACTGTTTTCAGAAACTATGCGACAAACTAACCAAACATCGGTGGCGTAAACTAATTTGTTGGTCTGTTGGAATAGAGCCTAAAGAATACCACTACAAGTGCAAGATATGCGGAAAGCGGTTTTGGAATTATGGTGAGGATTGAGTGATGGATATTGAGAGAGAACTTGAAATACTAATCGACAAACACAAGGGCAAACAAGTAGGACTTGGAGAAATTAGGCTTGATTGGTTTGCCGAAGATTGTTTGAAAGAGATTCGTAGGTTGAAATCCGAGATCGCTCGCCAGTCGGTCAAGAGCGAGGAAGTGGCTATTTCCAAAACGGAAACAACCAGTGAGGAGGTAGAGGAATGAGAGAGATTGAATTTAGAGCATGGGACAATAAGCGTGAAGTTTTGGTTACACAAGATAACGTAGAGGATCAGGTGGAGTTTGATGACGATGGCGGCGGCTATGGGCCGTACTACGGCGATGAATGGTTTCCTGCAAAAAAGATTCTCAGCATATTCGATTACTTCCAAGAGATCGCGCGAGATGATCGTTTTATTGTCGAGCAGTTCACGGGACTACTCGACAAGAACGGCACGAAGATTTTTGAGGGAGATATTGTTAAGTGGGGACATTTGGCGAATAGTACAGAGAAGCCGATTCGGATTGCCGTCGTGGAATTTTCGCCGGATATACGGTATAGAATCCTAAATTTTGTAGACAAATGGAAATGTCCGGTATTTTTCCAGCAAGGTTGCTTCGCATACGCACAAACACACCTTTATTTAGAAGTGATCGGCAACATACATGACAACCCTGAATTATTGGAGGTAGAGGAATGAACGAGGAGCAATATCCAGTCATTACCGAAAAGTTGTTATTGTCATTGCGGTTAGCCGTGCAATGGCGCGACCTGAAACAATTTTGCAAAGAAAGGACATCCTGTTCGGGATGTCCTTATAATGACAGCAAGGTGTGTGCCGTTTTCACGAGTGACATGATATTTGAAAAAATCGCCTTTGCCGCGGAAGATTTTTTGATCGAAAACGGACTTATACTTTAGCCGGATAAAGGCTTTTTTTCGAGAGTAAGTGCGGATATTGCGTTTGCAATGTTGAGTTTTAACGCTTTTATCTCCGCTTTTAATCGCGCGTTTTCCATGTCACAGGAAGGCGCGCCTGTAAAAATTATCCTTGTTGCCGAGTCTGCATCGCGCGTTTCCAACCCGTGCTTCTCTTGTTCTGCGCGCAACGCCGCCCACGAGTTCGTGCCGAAATAATCAGAGAACAAAAGGAGGTCGTGCCCCCTTTTGCACAACTCCCATACAAACCACCGAGCGTCGGAGCCGCGAAAAACAACGTTCGATATATGGTCTACCCGGGGCTCCGGGAACGGATTAGTTAAAACCCCGCCGTCGTCTATTTCTTTTTTGAAAAAGGAGGGGCGCCCAAACTTA